CGTGCTGTTGGTTCTCATATTGGTGATGGATCGATTGTTCATACAGGACTTATACCATTTCTTAAATATTTTCAGGCTGCAGTAAAATCTTGTAGTCAAGGTGGTGTACGTGGAGGAGCAGCAACAGTTTATTTACCAGTATGGCATTATGAATTTGAAGATTTAGTAGTCCTTAAAAATAATAGGGGTACTGAAGAGACTCGTATACGAAATATGGATTATGCATTTCAATTTAATAAACTTATGTATGAGAGATTATTAGAAGGTGGTAAAATAACATTCTTTTCACCAGCTGATGTTCCTGGATTATATGATGCATTCTTTGAGGACCAAGATTTATTTAAAGAATTATATGAAAAATATGAGAGGACATGGAAGATCCGTAAGAAATCTTTACCAGCCCTTGAGGTATTTTCTCAATTCTTAACAGAACGTAAAGAGACTGGACGAATATATTTACAAAATGTAGACCATGCAAATACACATGGGGCATTCATAGAAAAACAAGCACCCATCCACCAATCAAATCTTTGTTGTGAAATCGATTTACCAAGTCACGGATTAGAATCATATGACGATACAAGTAAAGGAGAAATATCTTTATGTACATTATCAGCAATTAATTGGGGATTAATAAATAACCCAACTGATTTTAAAAAATATTGTGAATTAACTGTTCGTGCTCTTGATGCTCTTCTTGATTATCAAAATTATCCTATTATTGCAGCACAACGATCAACAATGAATAGACGACCACTTGGTGTAGGCATTATAAACTTTGCATATTTCTTAGCTAAGAGGGATCTTAAATATAATAATGAAGCATTAAAAATTGTTGATGAATATGCAGAAGCTTGGTCTTATTATCTTATTAAAGCAAGTGCTGATTTAGCAAAAGAGAAGGGAACTTGTTATAAAAATTTAGAAACTAAATACGGACACGGTATTCTTCCTATAGACACATATAAAAAAGAGGTGGATAAACTAATTAAACATAAAGAAAGAATGCCTTGGAAGCAGTTGAGAGTGCAGCTTAAGAAAAAAGGTATACGAAACTCAACTTTAATGGCTATTATGCCTGCAGAAACATCTGCTCAGATCAGTAATTCAACTAATGGTATAGAACCACCGAGAGCTCTTGTATCTTATAAGCAATCAAAAGATGGCATAATGGCACAAGTTGTACCACAAATACATAACCTTAAAAATAAATATGATTTATTATGGGATCAAGATGGACCAGAAGGTTACCTTAAAATCATGGCAGTTCTTCAAAAATATGTTGATCAAGGTATATCAGTAAATACATCTTATAATCCAAGTCAATATGAAGATAATAAAATTCCATTATCAATTATGTTAAAAGATTTAATTACTTTTTATAAGTATGGAGGTAAACAATTATATTATTTTAATACAAATGATTTAACAAATGAAGATGAGTCAACATTAGATTATACTCGGAAAGATTTTAAGACTAAGCAAGAATACGATGATTACTGTGAAAGCTGCGTTTTATAGAAAAATATTCTGTGAAGTGAGCATTTTATAGAAAAATATTCTTTTTTTTAAAAATAGTCTCAAAACCGGTGTACATTTTATATAAATTATAGTATAATAGATTACATATTACCAAGATTAGGATATATATAATATATGAAAAAAAACATAACAATCAAATTGGGATCCAGGATTTAGTACCTGATTCAACCCGACATTTCTTAAACGGCTAAAATGAAACTTATATTTCATAGGTTTAAGAATGGTGTACCTTCGAAATAAGGTTAAACTACTTTTAAAACGACATAGGAGAATATATGTTAGATAAAATCACAAACGGCGTTTCAGCCGCAACGGCTATTGCCATGTCACTAATTGGTCTTGCAATTATGCTACAGATCGTATTTGGTGGTTCAGTACCTTTTCTAGGCGGTGACGTCATTGGTACAATTATTGGAATAGTCTCTCAGCTAGGAGACGCTGGTCTGGTAGGTTTAATTTCCGCAGCAGTACTTTGGAAATTACTCACACATGATGATGCATAACATTCATTCAATAATGAAGTGATATAACGACGTAAAGGTAAAAGTAGGAGCACTTAACACGTGGGTTCAATTCCCACCTCCTCCACCAAATGGTATTTAGATAGTATCATTTAATGGGGGAGACATGGCTTCGATTAGGTAGCAGATCCGCTTAAGACTCGTCAGTCAACGAAGACTTTAAAATGAAAATTTAAACGGCAATCAAAGCGTTTATGCGCTAGCTGCTTAAGCAGTTAGTTGAGGTTTTTTCCGGGGTTCCTTATCACCCAATACTCCGGTCCTTTTTTATATACATATACCTATGATAACCCTAACCGATAACGCTGTTAAAAAATTAAATACTTTAATTATAGGTAATAAACAGCTTAGGGTATTAGTCAAAGGAACTGGTTGTTCAGGTATGGCATATCACTTAGAATATAATATAATGGAAACTGATCAAGATGATAAATTTATGGTTAGAGGTATACCTATTATTATAGATAAAAAGTCACAAGTATATGTAGAGGGTGCAGAGATAGATCATAAGAAAAAGGGTCTTAATGAAGGATTCGAATTCTATAACTCTAAAGAAAAATCTAGATGTGGATGTGGTGAAAGTTTTACAATATGAAGGAAATTATTTGGCACTTCAGTTGTAAAGAATGCAAAGGTTGGTGGTCTATAGCTGTTATGGATAAGTGGCAACCAAAGAAATTATTTTGTGTACATTGTGGAAAACCATATATTTATAATGAGGAAGAACATGAAAAAAAGCGTATTTGAAATAAATACAAAAGAACATTTAAATAAAGATTTATTTTTTGATGAAGGCGTTGATATTGCAAGATATGATATAGTAAAATATCCCCCTTTACAAAAATTATATGAGAAGATGTTATCTTTTTATTGGACACCAGATGAGATTGATGTCACAAAAGATAAGATTGATTTTAATAAATTAACAGATAATGAAGAACATATCTTTACAGCAAATCTTAAAAGACAAATTCTTTTAGATTCAGTACAAGGTAGATCTCCCGACCTAGCATTATTACCATTAGCAAGTAATCCAGAACTAGAATTACTTATTGAAACATGGGCATTCTTTGAAACAATTCATTCTCGTTCATATACACATTTAATTAGAAATGTATATCCTAATCCATCTAAAGTATTTGATGAGATAAAATCTATACCACAAATATTAGATTGTGCAAAAGATATATCTGAACATTATGATAATTTAATGAATTATAAAGGACCTTATGGGTCATATAAACATAAAAAATTATTATACTTATGCATGATTTCTATATACATATTGGAAGGTATAAGATTTTATGCAAGCTTTGCATGTTCATGGGCATTTGCAGAATTAAAACAAATGGAAGGCAATGCAAAAATTATTAAGTTAATTGCAAGAGATGAGAATTTACATTTAGCAGCATCGTTAAATATAATTAGAATTTTAATTAAAGACGATAAAGATTTTGAAGAAATTAAAGAAGAAACAAACGATCAAGTAATACAATTATTTGAGGAATGTTTAGTACAAGAAGAGGAGTGGTGTGATTATTTATTTGGAGCTGGTTCAATGATTGGGCTTAATGCTGAACTCCTTAAAGAATACGTACGTTGGATTGGAGCAAAAAGGATTAAGAGTCTTAATTATCCTGTACCATTCCATGTACATATGCATAATCCACTTCCATGGACAGAGAAATGGATAAGCGGTGGAGCAGTTCAAGTAGCTCCACAAGAAACAGAAATAACATCTTATGTCCTTGGCGGTGTTAAACAAGATGTTAATAACTCATCATTTAAAGGATTAAGTTTATGATAAACGCAGTAGTATGGAGTAAAAATAATTGTATATATTGTACAAAGGCAAAAGCATATTTAATAAAGAAAGGTATATCAATTGATGAAAGAAATGTTGAATCAGGTAATTGGACGATATCAGATCTTCAAGAATCTGTTCCAAATGCAAGAGCATTTCCTCAAATAATTATTGATGGTAAGTATATTGGAGGATATGATAAGATGATATCTTATATACAATTGGGAGAGTTAAGTTTATGATATGTCAAGATTGTAATAGTGAATCATTTGAAGTTATACTTAAAGAAAACTTAGACTTTGAAACAGAGGCAATTGAATTTAATTTAGAAGTAACTCATTGTCCTTTTTGTGGTTCAAATTTAGAATGGTCTCAACGTGGGGGATATGATGCAACCGAAGATCATGAAGACAGATTGGATATATAATGGAAAAAGTTTTACTTCTGATATGGTCGGGGATTATTATGGTTTTGTGTATAGGATTACCAACCTTATTAATAACTACACTTACATTGGAAGAAAATATTTTAAAACCGTTCGCAAGCTTAAACCTTTAATAGGTAGAAAAAATAAAAGACATAAGATTAAAGAAACTGATTGGAAAGATTATTGGGGTTCAAGTAAAAATCTTTCAAAAGATATAGACAAATACGGAAAAGAAAATTTTAAACGGGAAATAATTTGTTTATGCGAAACCAGAGGTCAGACAAATTATATGGAAGCTAAGATACAATTTGATGAGGATGTC